TACTGGTTATTATCGGGCAGGTGTGGGAATATACAGGACAACGAAGGACAAGGCGGGAATGCCTGTTAAAAACAACATAAGATCACTGCGTAAAGAGCGCGGGATTTCGGGGAGTGAATTGGCGCGTCGCATCGGTGTCGAGGCGCATACCTTGCGGCGTTGGGAGCGCGGCGAGGTGCAGCCGCCGCATGAAACGGCGGGGGCGATTGCGTCGTTTTTCAACGTGTCGCTCGAAGCTGTCCTGGGTATGGAAGAGCGCACCGAAGGCATGGGCATCGGTCGGACGACGATACCCGTGTTTGGCCGCGCCGAAGGCGGCAGCGGCATCGTTAACTTCGATCAGCCACCTATAGATCACATTGAAAAGCCGGGATATCTCGACGCCGTCGATGACTGTTACGCGCTTATGGTCGTCGGCGATTCGATGGAGCCGCGCTTTTTTGCCGGCGAAATTCTTATCGTCAATCCGTTTCGCGCGCCGCGCTTGAATGATTTTGTTGTTGTGCAGTATCGGTTAAATAATGACCTGCTGGCGATTGCAAAGCGGTTCATCCGACACACCGAAAATACGCTTACCTTGCACGAACTAAACCCGGATCGCGATATAGAGATCGCCGCCGCCGACGTTGTCGCTGTCCATTATGTAGCGAGCGTTCGCGCCGTCTGACAGACGCTTATAAATAAAGAGTAACAGCCCCGCACGTTGCGGGGCTTTTTTTGTTGACAAACGGAACAAGGATAAAATAAGACTGAAACGGAACAAAACTGCACGAAAAAGGAAAAGCACGATATGAGTGACCAAATTTTTTATTCTCCACCCGAAGCGGCTAAAGAAATTTGGGGGAAGTATGGTCACAGGGAACGGCACCAAATCTATCGTTTTTTAAAAAACGATGTCTTTGCGCCAATAGAAGAAAAATCAGGATACAAAATCCTGCGAAGCGGAAATCGCTACTTGATACCGGGCGGCTTGGTCAAAGCAATAAAGGAGCAAGCCGGATGATTTGCCCAATGTGCAACGGTAACGGTTTCCTGCGAAGTGATGACGGGCAAGTTGATTGTCCGAACTGCGGCGGTAGCGGCGAAATCTCGATCCGCCAATCGATCACTCAAGAAGCCGGTTCGCTTATCACCGGGGATCGTAGCGAAACGCACGGCCCGGTCGATCAAAATTTTAAAAACATCGGCGCGCTTTGGGGCTCGTATTTAGGAAAAGAAATTTCCTCTTTGGACGTCGGCAACATGCTGACGCTGTTAAAGATCGCGAGAACCAAAACGAACCCATCGCATCGCGACAATTATGTTGATGGTGCGGGGTATTTAGCGTTGACGGGAGAAGTGAATTTGTTAGGGGGGGAAGAATGACATGCAGATTGTCAAAACGTCCGACACAGAAAATCACGAACATCAAATACGGGTGGACGACTTCCGCGTCATCGCTCGACAGCGGAAGCCGGGGGACTGGGAGATCGACCCGAGCTGCCCCTTTCGGGACAGCGCGAACCCTCTTTACTACGTTCGTCGAGCGGTGGAAGACGGGCAAATGATTATGGCGCAGCGCCGTATTGGACCCGGTCAATATGACTTACTCTTGAAACCAGCGAGGCACCGCCGATGATTATTTGCGATTTCTGCGGTTCCTCGACCCGCATGATCAATCACCGCTGCATCGCCTGCGGCAAGCCAATGTTCAGCGATTGGTGTACTGACGAGCGAGGCAATGTGCGCGAAATGTGCGTTACTAGGCGGGAAAAGGCTGGACAAGACAGGAGCGATTCGGTTAATAAGTAACTGACGGACTTACAAGTTATTGATTTTGTTTGATTAAAAAATTTGGAGCGATCAGGCTCATAACCTGAAGGTCAGAGGTTCAAATCCTCTCCCCGCAACCAAATTCCTCAAATGAAATCAATAAGATAAAGGGGAAGCCGTCAATGGCTTTCCCTTTTTTATGTGCGTAAATGTGCGTTTTATTTTTCGCGCATCTTGTAATTCCTCGTTAGGTCACTGGACAAATGCGTCTGGGACAGTAACATAGTGTTACGAACAGAGAGGAACGAAATGCGGAAAAAATCAATCGAGCGGATCAGCGACCAGCGCTATCGCGTGTTCGCACAGGTTAACGGTAGGAGAAAGTCTAAGATTGTCGAGGGCAGCGAACGCGCTGCCAGGAGAGAACTAGAACGGATGAGGGTATTGATGAGTGGAGCCGAATATGTCGACCCGGCGACAGCGCCAACGGTCAGAGAGGCGTTTGACGAATTTTTGCGAACGCAAGACGAGCGGGTGCGGGCTGGGGAAATAGGTCAAGCCGAGTGCGCAAATAAAGAAAGACACGCGCGCCAATTTTGCGGCGTCAAGATTAACGGCTACGAAGTCGGCAAGATGAAGACGACCGCGATTAGCTCTGACCTCGTCATCGATGAGATCGTCCCGAAACTGAAGGCGGGCCGCACGAATAAAACTGTGCGGAAGCTGGTCGTCAATGTGCAACAGGCGTTTGACTATTTTGCGCGCAAGAAATGGTGCGTCGGCAACGCGGCATCTGGCGTAAAGATTTCAACGGCTGAAGAAAGCAAGCGGCTGCGCCGGATCGCGCCAGCGGAGATGCAGTTTGTTATCAGTCATGCGCCAGAAAAATATCGCCTGCCGATTGAGTTCGCCGCATACACGGGGCTGCGGCAGGGCGAGCAGCGCGCGCTCACATGGGACGACATTGATTTCGACGACGGCGTCGTCCATGTGCGGCGTGCTATTAAATCGCGCGCGGGCGTCGGTAAAACAAAAACAGAAGCGGGGGAGCGGTCGATACCGCTAATGGATTTCTTGCTTCAGTCGCTGCGCGAATGGAAAGTCTCGCAGCCGCTTGAGCAACGCGCCAACAATCTCGTCTTTCCGAATGAGGTCGGAGAACCGGCTGCCGGTTGGGGATGGCGCGTCAACGGCATCGGTGCAGCATGCAAGTCGGCAGAGGTCGAGCGCATAACGTGGCAAGACCTCCGACATTTTTATGCGTCGGTCTTGATTTTCAACAGTGAGTTCAACGACGCCACGATCACCGAGTTCCTCGGCCACAGCAGCATTTCGTTCTCTAAAAAAGAATATGCGCGTTGGTTCAAGGACCGGAAGCGTGACGAGAAGATTGCGGCGAAGCTAGGCGCTGCGTTCGGGAGGGGATGATGAATAAACTGCAGAAAAAAATGACGCTATTCAAAACCAGTTTGGAGCGCGCGAAACAAATTTACGACTACATGGACAAGCGATTTAGCGTCAACCCGCAAATTGTCCTGTGGCGTATGCGATACCGCGCTATTTACCTTTTCTCGGCCGTAGGTCTGTGGCTATCGCAGCATCCGGACGAAATGGCGAAAGGCGCGCTCTACGGTCAAACAATTAAAAAATGGCGTCTCAGCAGTAAAGTCGGGGGTCCGCTGACTCGAATCATATTGAAGACGTTGACGACGCAACCCAAAGCAACTCTCGCCGAGTTAGAGGTTTTATGCGCGCCATATGGCAAACGGACCGCGCTGAAAAAACTTTTAAAAGTAGGCGTTGATTTAGGGCTATTGCGTTCGACTTGCGAGGGCTATGAAGCTACTGATCTTTTGATTGACGAAGCGTTTGATCGCGTGATTTTTAAAATTCTCGACGATGATGTCGTCGCGTTTTGCGAGTTCGTCGTGATGTACAAAAATCTCCGCGAAAACGCAAAAAGCGTCGGTGACCTCGAAACGCAAAATCGTCTTTCACGGGGACAAAGGCGTAGTTTGTCCGAAAACATTTTTTACGGAGAATATGATGATATCATTTTCAGCGGGTCGGATGACGACCAGGACTAGGTCGCGGCGCGACCTATGACGGGTCGCGCAAAGTCCTGGAATTTTTGAAAGGTTTTTTTCAACATTAACGTATGAAAATACGTGCGGAAAAAACAGACGAATACAGCGACGTTTTGATTGAAAACGAGGCCGGCGGCAAATTTTCGTTTTGCTTTGACGATGCAAAAGCCGCTGAAAACTTTAGCGCGGAACTGCGCGAATTGATTGACCGTTATCTGCCTCGATAGCGGTTAATCTTTTCTTCATCTTATGCATCTGATCCATCTGCGCCACGTTCGTCATCATGCCCATCATAGCAATGTGAACGCAGCCGCTTGTCGTCAGCAGCAGCGCCAGGAGCATCCCGACGAATATTACAGCGCCCAAGGGTGAGGAAGGGGAGCCGCGCCAGCGTTGCGGTTGGTTCATTTCGTCAAGCCCTTCTGCTTTTCGTAGGTACGGAGCGAACCAATACCCAAAAGACCAAGCAGCACAGTCATTAGCTGATCCATCTCGAAGTCGACCGGCGGCGGAAAATGATGACCGAATATTTGCCCAACCCAGGCGACTAAGGGGAAGACGACAAAGTGAAATGCGAACGCGAGGCTACAGCACCATCCGACGCCCGGCCGCCATCCGCTCACCCAGATCGATCTGTGCGCCGCTTCGACCTTATTGATTTCTAGGTTGCCGAGTTGCCCTGCCATCGCGGCATCAACCAGCTTGGCTTCCAACTCTTGCTTTGCCTTCTGCGCCCCCGCCTTGTCAGGCACAAGTCGATCAACAACCTCACCAACCATCGGCATGATGGCGCTTATTAGGGGTATCATTTTTTCAGTTTCTCCAAGACCTCAAGCCAAGTCGCCGTCTCGTTTCGCGGCGTGAATTCTTTGATATGAACAC